GGTATTTCCAAATACGCGGCATTTTTTAGGGAAAGGGGTACAAGGCCCCTGGGAGAGTGTGAAAAAAGGGTGACAAGTCATAGAAGATATTTTTAAGAGAGTCCGGCCGAAGCCAGGCAAAAGATAAATCAAAACCGGTCGAAAACGATCGGTTTTTTGTCGTGGGAAGGATAGCAAAAGATGGGAGGACCTAACAGAACAGACAGCTGTTCTGATTGAGCAATATGAGACATGAAAGCAAAGACATGGAAATCGAGGATAAAAAAAGCCTGTGAGGATGCAGGCACATATAGATCATTCTTCGATTATCCGATAGAGACACTGGCTGAAATACTGGAGAGACGGGATGCTGTTCAGGAGAAATTCAATAAGACCGGCGGAGACGCCATCGTGAAGCACACGAATAAAAACGGCTCCGTGTATTTGGAACAGAACCCGATGCTCCGGATCATTAACGATCTGAACCGGGATGCCCTGGCATACTGGAGAGACCTCGGACTAACCCCGGCGGGGCTCAAGAAGATCAACGAGAAGTCAATGGAAAAGCCGAAGCGCTCGGCTCTGGCCGAAGCGATGAGGGCTCTTGGCTAAATCATATAAATCCCGCGCTATCAAATACGCGCAGGCAGTCACATCCGGGGAAAAAATAGAGGGAAATGAGATCGTGCAAGCCTGTGAGAGATTCAACAAGGATCTCGAACGAAAAGATCTCACCCTCAGAACAAAAGACGCAGACTTCGTCATCGGCATAATAGAGAGGCTGATGGTCCACCAGCAGGGCGAGACCCTCGACGGCCAGCCGCTGAAGAATAAGCCTCTCCTGCTGCAGGACTGGCAAATATTCTGCGTGTATAACGTCGTAGGCTTCTACTGGAAGGGCACGAGAGAGCGCCGGTATAAAGAGGCCTTCATCTTCATCCCGAGAAAAAACGGGAAGACGCTTTTCGTGGCAGCCCTCGCCTTCGCCCTCTCGCTCCTCGAGCGCAGGTCCGGAGCGAAGACGTATATAGTCGCAGCATCGCAGAAACAGGCGTGCGAGAGCTTCAACGATATTTTGTACACCTTGCGATATCGCAAGATGATAGACGAGTTCCGCGTGCGAGACAATAACGCGGAGCACTCGATACACTTCGAATTCCTCGACGATGAGGAACGACCGGACGGCTCGATCGACATCGAGGCGCTGGCAGCGAATCCGGATGCACAGGATTCGTTTAACTGTAACATAGCAATAGCGGATGAGATCCACGCCTTCAAGAAGGCGGCACAATATAACCGATTCAAGGAAGCACAGAGAGCCTACACGAACAGGCTCATGATCGGCATCACGACTGCCGGCGACAATGTAAACTCATTCTGCTATCGGAGACTCGAATATGCTCTGAAAGTCGTGGACGGCACCATAGAGGACGACACACTCTTCGTCTTCATAGCCAGAGCCGACCAGGACGAGCGCGGGAATGTGGACTATACAGATCCCATCCAGCACGAGAAGGCGAATCCCTCCTACGGAGTCACGATCCGGCCGGAGCTGATGATGCAGGAAGCTCTACAGGCGCAGAACGACCCACAGCAGCGGAAGGACTTCCTCTCCCGCTCGCTTAACATATACACGTCATCAGTGAAGGCATGGTTCGACATCGAGGAGTTCCGGAGATCCGATGCACAGTATTCGTGGACACTGGAGCAGCTGGCAGGACTCGGGATCAGCTGGTACGGCGGAGCGGATCTGTCGAGGATGTACGACCTGACGGCAGCGGCCCTCTATGGCTCGTACAATGATGTCGATATCGTCATCACGCACGCGTTCTTCCCTGTGGCGCAGGCAGCGGCCAAAGCTGACGAGGATCAGATCCCTCTATACGGCTGGATGGATGACGGATGGCTGACCATGAGCAACGGTGCCACCGTGAACATGGGCGATATCGTGAACTGGTTCATATCAATGCGAGACATGGGCTTCGATATCAGGGCAGTCGGACACGATCGGAAGTTCGCCGGTGAGGAATATTTCCCGGCCATGACTGAGGCGGGCTTCTTCATAGAGGACCAGCCACAGTATTATTACCTGAAATCGCAAGGATTCAGGCATATAGAGAAAAAAGTGAAAGACGGACTCTTCTACTACGTCCACAGCGAGGCATATGAGTATTGCGTCTCAAACGTGACAGCCGTGGAGAAGACAGACGATGCAGTTCAATATTCAAAAATACAACCGGAGCAAAGAATTGACCTATTCGACGCTTCGGTTTTTGCGTGCAACAAGTACCTAAAGCAGGCGGAAGCTGAAAAAGCTGCTGCCGGATGGTGGAACTGATGAGCAGACGAAGAAAAACACAGAAAAAAACTGAAATCCGGACTAATACGCCGGCACAGGTGGCTTTTTTGATGGATGATGGCATCCCCGGCGCGAGTCTATGCGTGCCAGGATACACATCCCTCGACCAGAACCCCGAGATCATGACGGCCTGCAGGAAGATAGCGGAGCTGATAGGCACCATGACCATTCATCTGATGGCAAACACCGAAAAAGGCGATATCAGAGTGGTGAATGAGCTATCACGTGCCATCGATATCAACCCGATCGGGACCATGACACGCTCCCACTGGATGGAAGCCATCGTGATGAACCTCCTGCTCTACGGCGAGGGGAACTCCATCGTGTGGCCACATACCTGGGGCGGAAATCTTGTATCACTGGAGCCCATAGCGGCATCGAGAGTCACGCTGATGCCCGGTGAGAATATGTACCGGGACTATAAGATACAGATCGACGGAGTCAACCATGACCCCTCAAATATGCTCCACTTTGTGCATAATCCGGACAAGACATTCCTGTGGAAAGGTCGCGGGCTCCGGGTATCACTTCAGGAGATAGCGCAGAACCTGAAGCAGGCGGCGGCTACAGAAAAGGGATTCATGGAGTCGAAGTGGAAGCCCTCTCTGATCGTGAAGGTTGACGCTATGGCCAAAGAGTTCGCGGATAGAGCCGGCAGAGAAAAGCTGAGAGCAGACTATCTTGAGACAGGCGAGGCAGGAGCTCCGTGGATCATCCCGGCGCAGCAGTTCGAGGTCGAACAGGTCAAGCCCCTCTCCCTCTCCGATCTGGCCCTGTCGGACATGGTCAAGATCGACAAGAGGACAGTCGCCTCCATCGTAGGAGTACCGGCCTTCGTGCTCGGAGTCGGCGAATACAACCGCGCCGAGTGGAACACCTTCGTGCAGACCACAGTGAGATCCATCTGTCTGGAAATATCCCAAGAGCTGACACGAAAGATCATCCTCAGCCCGAAGATGTATCTGAAATTCAACACCATGAACCTGCTCGACTGGGATATAAAGGAGATCTCCAGCGTATTCGGGGCACTTTCAGACAGAGGCATAGTGGACGGGAACGAGGTTCGAGACAGACTCGGCATGAGTCCCAGAGATGGACTCGACGAGCTCCGCATCCTCGAAAACTATATACCGTACGACATGAGCGGACAGCAGAAGAAATTAGTGCAGGAGGGATAAGAAATGAGCGAAAAAGACCAGAGAATAGAGCGCAGAACCCTGAGAGGCTCACCGATCGATTATAAAGTCCGATCGGAGGACGGAGATCCAATCATCGAAGGGTATTTTGCAGTCTACAATTCAATTTATGAAATCGCGCCGGGCATGAGCGAGTCAATCGCACCCGGCGCTTTTCAGAAGTACCTCAGCGACGACATTCGTATGCTGATCAACCACGATACGACCTTTGTAGTCGGTCGAACCGCAGCACATACACTTGAACTCCGCGACGATTCCCACGGACTATGGGCCAAAGCACCTGTCAATCCGAAAGACAGCGCTGCCATGGACGCTCATGCCCGGGTCGAGCGTGGAGATGTGTCACAGGCTTCGATCGGCTTTGAGATCATCAAGGAGGATACCGAGATCCGAGAAGATGGCTCAGTCCACTGGACGATCAGAGAAGCAAAGCTCTATGAGGTATCTATATGCACATTTCCTGCATATGAAACTACAAATATATCCGCAAGATCCGTCGAGCGCGACAGACTGCTGGAGCGCAAGGCTGAGGCGTGGAGAGCAAAAATGAAAGAGAGGATCAAAGATGTTAAGAGCATTACTCCTGAAGAAAAAGATTGACGACAAAAAGAAGCAGCTGGAGGAGCTCCGCGCAAAGGACGAGGAGTTCACAAAACGCGAGGCAGATCTGACAGCATCTATCGACGAGGCGCAGACCGATGAGGAGCGCAGCGCCGTAGAGGAAGCAGTCGGCACATTCGAGGAAGAGAAAAGGGCCCACGACGAGGCCAAGACCCTCCTCGAGAACGAGGTGAGAGACCTTGAGGGCGAGCTGAAGGACATCGAGGCTCAGGACGCAGAGCAGGCACGTGCTACAGAGGCACAGAAAGAGGAAAGAGAGGACCCCAAAATGGACGAGACAAGAAGCACCAACAAGACCGAGAGGAAGCACGGCTTCGACGCTATCATGCAGCGCGAGGACGTGAAGGCATGGCTCGGAGAGATCAGATCACACATCAAGGAAAAGAGAGCTCTGACGAACGTCGGACTCACCATCCCCGAGGTATTTCTGGGACTGCTGAGAGAGAACCTCGAGAGGTATTCCAAGCTCTACAGGCACGTCACAGTCAGGCCCGTGAACGGCACTGCAAGACAGGTCATCATGGGATCAGTACCCGAGGGCGTGTGGACTGAGTGCTGTGCGAACCTGAATGAGCTGTCTCTCGTCTTCAATGACGCAGAGGTTGACTGCTACAAGGTCGGCGGATACTTCAAGGTTTGCAATGCCGTGCTTGAGGACTCTGATGTTCAGCTGGCATCACAGCTCCTCGAGGCCATCGGACAGGCCATCGGTCTGGCACTCGACAAGGCCATCCTGTACGGAAGGAACAGCGAGACCACACAGAAGATGCCCGAGGGTATCATGTCAAGGCTGGTTCAGACTTCCAAGCCTGCAGGATATCCCGCTACGGCTCGCGAGTGGGAGGATCTCCACACCAAGAACATCCGCACCATCGGATCTTCTGCTCTTCCTGTGAGCGGCATAGATCTGTATAAGGACATCGTGAAGGAGTCTGCAGCCATGAAGGGCAAGTATGCACGCGGCAGGAAGACCTTCGTCATGAACGAGACGACCTACACGAACCTCGTGGCCGAGGCTATGTCCGTCAACGCAGCAGGCGGAATCGTATCCGGACTGTCCGACACAATGCCCGTGCTCGGCGGAGATGTCGAGGTGCTCGACTTCATCCCTGACGGCGTCATCATCGGCGGATACTTCGAGCTGTATCTCCTCGCTGAAAGAGCAGGCACACAGTTCGCACAGAGTGAGCACGCGTTCTTCATAAACGATCAGACCGTGTTCAAGGGGACCGCAAGGTATGACGGACTTCCCGTCATAGCTGAAGCCTTCATGGCCATCGGCATCAACGGCCCGACACCGAACGCATCCATGACCTTCGCATCTGATACTGCAAACGCAGGCGCATGATGACCTACAGGACACTGATATACTGGGAAGACCTCAAGGACGGCAGACATCCCTATAAACCCGGGGATGTCTACCCCCGTGAGGGTTATACACCCAGCCCGGAAAGAATTGAGGAGCTCTCGACCACGCACAACAAGCGCGGCCTTCAGCTGATCGAAGAGGTAAAGGCGCCGGAGAAGGTCACGGTCCCGCTCGAGAACAAGCTGGAAGAGCCCAAGAAAGAGAAAGCAGATGGAAAGTCTACTCGCACTGTTAAAAGCAGATCTCGAAAAACCAAATAATGTCAATGATGAATTCCTCGAAGCGCTGATAAACACAGCGGTCGAGAGGATCAAGGCTGAAGGAGTGACCCTGGCTGACCCCTACACGGCAGACGATCAGCAGCTGATAGTCATGTATGCGGCATATTTATATAGGCGCAGGAACGCGGCGGCAGGCGACTACCGGAACGCAGAGCTGAACCCGCAGGGGATGCCCTATATGCTGAGGCTCGCGCTGAATAACCGTATATTCGCGGAGAGTATGTCATGATGGACTCCGGGATCATAACCCTGTGCAGGCTCGAGGATGGAGCTCAACAGGGAGATATGCCGAAGCCTGTCCTCGTTCCCTTAAAAAAGGACGACGAGGTCATCACGTGGCAGTTCGAGGAGAGGCGGATCAGCTTTTCACGGCAGTATGAAGCTATGGGCGTGAATAGCCGGGTGGATATGGTCGCCCGGATATGGAGAGCACCGGCGCGGATCGGGATGTATGTCGTGATCACGGACTATGAAGATCAGGAGAACCCCGAAGGGGATCAGTACCGGATCGACAATGTCCAGCACACCCTGAACAGTGACGGACTCAAAGTGACAGATCTCACGCTCTACAGACTGGAGGATCTCTATGTTGTCAGTAGTGAGTAAACTCAAGAAAATACGGGATGCCATGAACGGCGTCTCGGACCAGGTCTACCACTACAAGCGGCCAAAGGACGTGAAGCCTGCATGGATAGTCTGGCAGGAAGACGGCTCCAGCACTGATATGTGGGCCAACAACCACATGAGCGAGCAGCAGCTCCACGGTACTGTAGACCTTTACACGCTGCAGGAATACGACACCCTCATTGATGAGATTCAGGAAGCCCTAAACGGAGTGATGATCGGGTGGAGCCTTCAGATGGTCGATTATGAGGACGAAACAAACCTCATTCACTACGAATGGGAGTGGACGCTATGAGGTTCCAGGTCGGAAAAGGCATGGACGAGTATCTGTCCAAGCTGGGGAACCTCGAAATGACGGCTCCGCTTGCCATAGGCCGCGCAGTATATGATGGCGCGAAGGTCGTGGCGGATGCAGTGAAGCGCAATATAGAGGCTCTGCCGGTGGACGACTCACCACACTCCGAAGGCGAAAAGACCACAGGACTGAAGAGCATTCAGAAGGAGGGACTGAAGCATGGCTTCGGTATCTCCCGCTCGGACATGACAAACGGATATAAGCACGTGAAGCTCGGATTCAACGGGTACAACAAGCTCAAGACAAAGAAGTATCCGTCAGGCCAACCGAATGCCATGATAGCGAGGACTTTTGAAGGCGGAAACTCATTCACCAAGAAGACCCCGTTCGTCGGTCCCGCAGTTAGAGCATCAAGAGATCAAGCAGAAGCGGCAATGGAGCACACCATTGACGCAGAAATAAACAAAGTAATGAACTAAAGGAGGTTCAAAGATGAAGATACCATTTGATTTACAGTTCTTCGCGGCAGGCAAGGTCTGCACAGGATTTTCAAAGCCTTATGTGGCTCGGTACTCAGCGAATGCAGGCATAATCAATTTCACCGGTGGGCGCAGGCTTGCCCGCGGAGTAGAGGTGAGTCTTGAGCCTGAATCTTCAGACGACAATAACTTCTATGCAGATAATCAGACTGCAGAGTCAGCGTCGGGAGTATTCACCAGGGGCACCCTCAATCTCACCGTAGACGGCCTGTTCATGGACGCTGAGAGATTCATACAGGGACTGCCGGCAGCCGGAAGTGACGGCTGGGTAGGATACGGCGATAACAAGGAGACACCCGATATCGCAGTGGGCTATATAGCCAGGTATATGTCCGGAGGAGTCACGACGTATGTGCCGACGGTATTGCCCAAGACAAAGTTCGGGCTCTTCAACCAGTCGGCTGCTACACAGCAGGCAGAGATAGACTGGCAGACACAGGAGCTTACCGCTACTATCATGAGAGCGGATAACGCCAATCACGACTGGAAGTTTGTCGCCGAGACCGAATTTGCGACAGAAGATGAAGCCGAGAGAGCACTTCAGACGAAGCTCGGCATATACGTCACTGATCCCGTAGTCCAGCCCGTAAGCGACGGAGTGACACTTTTCGGGACATTGGTGAGCGACATACAGAGCGGCCTCAATGTAGCCGGAGGAGCGATCACCGGCACACTTAAATATCTTGACAGCGGCGACCTCGTAACCACGTGGGGAGAAGGTAACTTCATGGCGCTTGAATTCCTGAATATTGATCAGAGAGCGACATCCGTAAGAGTCGGCATGCAGCCGTCAGAGGGAAGCGGCCTCGTGGAGATCATAGACGATCCCGACAAGAACGGCGTATTCAAGGTTACAAACACCGCGCAGAAGTTCGTGGTGATCACATCAGATGGCACTCACACAAGTACAGCCCAGTACGACCTTACCGGACTGACGCTGGAGGTGTGAGATGGTAGTCAATGGGCGTGATATAAAGTTCTTGAGGAGCGTGATGGCCACCTGTAAGATAGCCGAGCTGTGCAAGGATGGGGACATTAAAAACGCCGCCACCCTCTTCGAAGGGTCCTACCAGGACTCACAGAAGACCGCAGCCCAGTTCATGGCGATCATGAGCGACGGCTTCGAGCAGAATAAGAAGTTCAGAGAGCCGGGGTATGAGCCCCGGCCTCTTGTGGCTGAAGAGGCTATGTGCCTCACCGAAGAGGAATTCTCACAGCTTTTCAAGGAAGCGGTCGAGGCATACTCCGGCGAGAAGCCGACAGTCGAGACGGAGCCTCCGAAGAAGCAAAAAAAAACAAAGACGACAGAATCGAGCTGAACCTATCGTGGTTCCTGTTCTACGGCAGGAAGCTCGGAATGAGCAGGCAGGAGATCCTCTGCACTCCCCTGGGAGAGATGCAGGACATGATCGCCTGCCTTGCTATATATGAGGGCACAGCAAGGCCCAAAAAGAAGCGCAAGAAGTGGGCGTATGACGACGCGATCAACTTGAGGTAAAACATGGCCATAAACATAGGACCCCGGATCGGCATCGACGGCGAAGCCGAGTATAGGAAGCAGATCCAGAATATCATACAGCAGACCAAGACGCTGAAGTCGGAATACGACAAGGTGACATCGGCCACAGACAAGGACTCGAACTCCCTCAAGAAGAACGCGGAGCAGCGCAAGATCCTGAGCCAGCAGATCCAGGTGCAGGAGGAGAGAGTAAAAGCCTGCAGCGCGATGCTGGTGGAGGCTGAAAAGAAGCAAAGCAACCTCGACCTCGAACTGGTGCACGCGAAGTCTGTATATGGTGAGAACTCTGACGAGGTCAAAGCTCTTACATCAGAATATCAGAAATCAGAAGATGCGACGCTGAAGTGGCAGGAGCAGGTCAACAAGGCCACGACGGAGCTGAACAAGCTCCAGTCAAAGCTGCAGGAGATCCCGTCGAACCTCGATCTCGTCGGCCAGAAGATGCAGGACATGGGCGACAAGATCAAGGGCGTCGGCCAGGGTATGACGAACCTGGGGCAGACCTTCGCACCTGTATCAGCTGCAGCGGCAGCGGGACTCACGGCATCCGGGAAGGCTTTCATGGACTTTGAAGCCGGAATGTCAAAAGTCGCAGCAATATCCGGCGCGACCGGAGACGATCTCGCAGCTCTGACAGAAAAAGCCAAGGAGATGGGGGCGACCACGAGGTTCTCCGCACTCGACTCAAGCTCGGCATTTTCGTACATGGCAATGGCAGGATGGAAGACCGAGCAGATGCTGGAAGGCATTGCCCCGATCATGAATCTGGCAGCGGCATCCGGAGAAGACCTCGCGCTGACCTCTGACATCGTGACCGATGCACTGACGGCATTCGGACTCAAGGCACAGGATGCGGGAATGTTCACGGACGTGCTGGCAGCGGCATCCTCGAACTCCAATACAAACGTCGCCATGATGGGCGAGTCATTCAAGTATGCCGCACAGGAAGCTGGATCTATGGGATACAGCATTCAGGACACGGCGCTGGCCCTCGGACTCATGGCCAATAACGGCATCAAGGCCGACATGGCTGGTACTGCCCTCAGAAATATCATCCAAAGAATGGCAAAGCCCACCAAAGAGTCGCAGATGGCCATGGACAGGCTCGGAATATCTCTTGCCGATGATGAGGGTCATATGTACTCACTCAGGCAGATCATGGACAAGCTGAGGGGCTCCTTCGGACAGATCAATATGCCGATGTCGGAGTTCGATGCACAGATGGAGCTTTTGATCGAGCAGCTGGAGAATGGTGAGCTGACTGAGAAGAAGTTCGGAGATGCCACAGACGAGCTCATCCAGCAGGCATATGGCGCGGAAGCCGCCGAGAAGGCAAGGGCGGCCGCTATGCTCGCAGGAGCAAGGGCGATGCCTGCTCTTCTCGCTGTGGTCAATTCCACAGCCGAAGACTACGACAAGCTCGCTGCAGCTATCGACGGCGCGAGCGAGCCGATGGCCAAGCTGGCAGACGGCTCCATAGTCCCTCTGTCGGAGGCTATGGCATCCGGACAGGAAGTGATGGAGACATATAGCGGCACAGCTGAGGAAATGGCCCGGATCATGCAGGACAATGCAGCCGGTGCATGGGTCGAGGCAAAGTCGGCCATGGAAGGCGCAGCCATCACAGCAGGCGAAGTCCTCGCCCCCTACATCAAAGAAGCGGCCGAAAAAGTCAAAGAACTGGCGAACTGGTTCCAGAGTCTCAATCCGGAGACACAGGAGACCATAGTAAAGACCACGGCACTCGTGGCGGCCATCTCTCCTCTGCTGATAATAGGCGGAAAAGTCACGACAGGAATCGGATCACTTGTCACAGGAGGCGGAAAGCTCCTCTCCTTCATTGGACAGCTGACCCCCGCACTCGGAACGGCTTCCGGAGCACTGTCCGCGACAGGATCATCAGCTGCAGCAGCCGGCGCAGGAATCGCCGGGATTGCTGCTCCCGTGGCTGTGGCGGTCGGAGCACTCGCCCTTCTTGCCGGTGCATTCGTGACGGCATACAAGAATGACGAGGAGTTCGCATCAGAAGTAGATAAGTCGTGGGCCGAGATCAAGAAGAGCATCACGGACGTGATAAACACAGTCAAGCCCCTGTGGGATGAGTTCAGCGCTACACTGGCGCCCGTATTCGTGGCCGGACTGCACATGATAAACAGCGAGATCCAAAACTTCAAGGACTATCTGCAAGGCTTCATCAACTTCGTGGCGGGTATCTTCTCAGGAGACTGGAAGCGTGCCCTCTCCGGAGCCGAGCAGATGACGGCCGGAACCGTGAACCACATTATATCCCGGTTCGAGTTCATGAGAGACTCCGTCGAGGGCATGTTCAAGAATGCGAACATCGAGTTCCCCCACATAAAGCTCCCGCATATACGGGTATCAGGGAAGTGGAGCCTTGACCCCCCGAGTGCTCCCGACTTCTCCATAGACTGGTACTCAAAAGCAATGGCGAACGGCATCAGACTCAATGGCCCGACTATCTTCGGCGCGAGTGGCAACAGACTCCTCGGCGGAGGCGAAGCAGGACCGGAGTGGATAGTCGGTGAGAATTCCCTCATGGGGATGATCCACTCAGCTGTCCGGGGCGGACATGGGGACGTAAGCATAGGCGACACAAACATCATCATCAATGCTGATGGACAGGATGCGGAAGAGATAGCGAACCGCGTCGACGAGATCATAACCATGAGACTACAGCAAGCGGAGGCAGCATGGGCGTAATTCCATACGAATATCTGATGTTCTCCGGGAGATCCTCGGAGGACTTCAAAGCACATATATCAGGATCGGGCACATTCATATCACCGACCAGGGACGTGGAGAGCATCTCCGTGCCGGGCAGGAACGGAGATCTTCACGTCGATAATGGCCGCTTCACGAATGTGAGCATCATCTATCCGGCATTCATCACAGAGGACTTCGAGAAGAACTACAGCGCATTCAAGGCATTCCTGTGCGCGCAGAGAGGATACAAGATCCTGGCAGACTCATATCATCCGGATCACTACAGACGCGCCATGTTTAATGGTGGAATATCTCCGGAGATGTCCACATTAAACAGAGCAGGCAGCTTCGAGCTGTCATTTGACTGCGATCCCCGCCTCTTCCTGAAGAGCGGCGACAAGGTCATAAGGATAAACGCGGCTGGAGAGATTTACAACCGGACACAGTTCGCATCAAAGCCCATTATCAGAGCATATGGCACCGGCTCACTTACCATCGGTGACGTGAGAATCGAGATCATATCAGCTGATGAATACACAGATATCGACTGCGAGCTGCAGGAAGCCTACAAGGACAACATCAATTGCAATTCCAATATTGAGCTGGAGAACGGTGTATTCCCGGAACTGATGCCGGGACTCAATGAGATCACGTACAGCGGGATCCTCGACATCATCCCGAAGTGGTGGACAGTATGACCCCTATCCTATTCGCTGAAGCCACAACTACATTCACGACGAACGGCATCGGCCGGCTGACAGATGCCATCTCCTGCTATGTCACAGAAGAGAGGAACGGACAGTATGAGCTGGCGCTGGTATATCCTGTCACAGGACAGCACTATTCGGAGATAAGAAACCGGGCCATTATAGGCGTGATCCCGTATGTAGATGCCACACTCCAGCCCTTCAGGATCTACAAGATCACGAAGCCGCTGAACGGGAAAGTGGCAGTATATGCCAGGCATATCTCGTATGACTTAAACAAAAACACAGCCATGCCCTTCTCTGTAGAAGCCTCTTCTACTGCGTGCAATGATACCCTTCAGGGGCTCAAGTCTCACGCAGTCGAGGAATGCCCTTTTACATTCGAGACAGACGTCACCACTCTGTCCGGATACAATCAGACGACCCCTTCAACTATCAGACAGAGGCTCGGCGGCATAGAAGGCTCCGTGCTGGATCAGTTCGGCGGGGAATATGAGTGGGACGGCTACAAGGTGAAGCTCCACAAAAACCGCGGACATGATAACGGTGTAGAGCTCCGCTACGGGAAGAACATCATCGATCTGACACAGGAAGAGATCATATCAGAGACCGTGACAGGAGTAGTGCCCTTCTGGTCGAATATGGACGGCACGGAAGTGGTCACACTCCCGGAGAAAGCCGTTTATTCACAGTATGCGGAAAGATACTCCCAAAAACTCACGATCCCGCTGGATATGTCCGGAGACTACGAGGAAGCCCCTGACGCGGCCACGCTGAGAGCCGCAGCGGAAGCATACGTCACGAAGCACGATCTCGGAGTGCCTACGGTCTCCATCAAGGTCTCATTTGTGAATCTGGCCGATACCATCGAATACGCAGAGCTCGCTCATCTTCAGACGGTGCATCTATGCGACACGATCACGGTACGCTTCGAGCCTCTGAACATAGAGACCAAGGCGAAGATCGTGGCATATACCTGGAATGTCCTGTCCGAGAGATACGACGACATCACGGTGGGCTCGATCCGAGCCTCACTGGCCACCAGCATCAACGACCAGAACGGCCGGACAGCCGCAGCGATAGACAAGACAAAGACACAGGCGGGAAATGCCATAAATAAGGCCACGGCATGGCTCTCCTCCGGAGATGGCTACATAGTCGCGATCAAAGGACAGGATGGCGAGTGGAAGGAGCTACTCGCTATGGACACGAACGACATCGAGACGGCGCAGAAGGTCATGAGGCTGAATGAGAACGGCCTCGGCGGGTCGTCTCACGGTATAGACGGCCCCTACGATGCCGCGATCCTGGTCGATGGCACGATAGTGGCGGATGCGGTCAAGACCGGAATCCTCACAGATCTGAACGATAAATTCTATCTGAACATGGAGACCGGCGAGCTGGTAATGAAGGACGGCACGTTCACGGGACTCATCACCGGCTCCACAGCTCGGTTCGGGCAGGGCAACTTGCGGACAGAGCTTACCTACGGACCGTCCGAAGGCTTCGGCGGACAAAACGCCCTCTTGATATCGGGCAATGACAGGATCGCCATAGAGAGCACCGCGTATCAAGTCAGGGTCGTGGGAGCGAGTACCCACATGGGGACTCACTCGGGGGATACATATATAAACACAAATGAGAACTATATCGGCGTCATGGCGAAAAAGATGTCCACCATTGCCGGGGGAAATACCCAGCTGGTCGTCAGTGATACAGGAAGCGTGTACATCAGCAACGGACGGCTCAGAGATTACGTGGGATTGATAGGGACGGACGAGACAAAGCTAATGACGTACGAGGCCAACAATCACAAATATCTTGCCGTTTACGTGAACGGCTCATCATACGGAAGTGTACAGCTATCATAAGGAGGGAAGAATGAACACTCAGGAATTCGATCTTAACATCATACCGGACAGTGCGCCGGTGCTCGTCCATGTGGATCAGTACGACCACGGAGTCGACAGACTCGTGGCATCGCTCTATGATGACGAGACACCCTATGCACCTGAAGGCGCGAGCGTATACGTGCAGGGGACAAAGCCTGACGGGAAGTTCTTCGTGAGATCTACAGGAGTCTCCATCTCCGGGAACGTAGTGACGGCAGATCTGGCCGAAGTCATGACACAGGTGGCCGGAAGGACCAGGATGCAGTTCGTGGTCACAGAGCCGTCCGGAAGGACAGGAACCTTCGTCTTCTGGCTGGATGTGCAGCTGTCGGCTCTCCCTCCGGACAGTGAGATGTCCGAGTCAGACATATCTATGGTAGAGGAAGCCATCGAGCAGATGCAGGAGCTTGCGTCTGATGCAGCCGAGAGCGCACAGGAGGCAGCGGGCTTCGCGCAGAACTCATCTGACAGCGCGGAGGATTCAGAGGCATGGGCTGTCGGGACCAGGAACGGCGAAGCGGTCACACCCGGAGATCCAACATACCACAACAACTCAAAGTGGTACGCAGAGCACGGCGGCGGAGCCGGTGGCGGGCATACTATCGTCAATTCAGACGGGCAGGATATGCCCCAGAGGAATGCTCTGCAGTTCAAGGGCATGAATGTGACGGATGATGCACTCAATGACATGACCATCGTCGAGGGTGGCAGCGGCGGCTCGACTATCGAAGTCACCACATCGGAGTCCTCTCTGATTGGCGAGGACGTGACCGTCACCGACGGGACAAATTCATGGACGGCTCAGTTCGACAATTCCGGGAAGGCTGTATTCTCCGGGATAACCTCGACAGGAACCCTCACCGTATCATCGACCGATGGAAGTGAGACGGCGCAGTATATCCTGACAGCTCCCTACTTCGGAAAGTATGCCGTGACCCTTGCATTCTGGTCGTCCACGATCAACGTCACGACTACCACGACACAGCTGAACGGGAAGACAGTATATGCCAAAAAGAACGGCGTGGTCATGGGCTCCGGAGTATTATCGAACGGATCAGCATCGATCACAGTTCCTGAAGCAGGAAGCTACGTCCTCGAGGTCACGCTGAGCTGGAAGACATACCAGTCCTCTCCTATCAATGTGACAGCTGAGACGACATATTCAGCTACGCTGAACGGCTTCATCGCTCCGATATCACTCAGCACACCGACCAGCGAGTTCTACGGACAGGACATCTCTGTCACCTGTGACGGCACAGCTGTCCCTGGAACATCCTTCGACGATTCCGGTGCGGCTTCATTCACGGCTCTGCAGGCCGGGACATATGTCTTTTCTGTTGAATACAACGGAGAGACATATTCATCCACGGTAGTGGTGACATCACAGACCTCATATTCAACTGTCGTCAAGATGTGGACAGCCACGATCAACATCACCACATCCTCGAGCGACCTGTACGGAAAACAGATAGTAATAATCATGGGCGGAGTTCAGATCGGGACGACACAGTTCGACAATACCGGATCTGCATCGTGCGTAGTACACGAGGCCGGAACATACAAGTTCACGGCAGAATATGATGGATATACGTTCTCATCCGCAGATCTTAGCGTGACGGATGAGACCACCTATTCAACTACGATCACGTCATTCACGGCCACGCTGAACATCTCTACTTCATCCAGTGAGCTCTACAGCGCAGGAATCACCATCAAAAAAGGCGGAGTTACAGTCGGAACGACTTCCTTCAGCGCACAGGGGGCAGCCACCTTCAGGGTACATGAGACAGGAACCTATACCCTCGAGAGTAGTTATGGCGGAGAGACATATTCGAGCCAGGTCGTAGTATCGGCCGAGCAGACCTACAGCGTGAGCATCGACGTGGCAGCCACGGTTACGATCACGACCGGCGCATCCATCCTCAACGGTCGGACACTGACAGCCAAAAAAGGCGCCGCAAGCGAGACAGCTGTCATCACGAACGGAGTGGCCACATTCAAACTGACAGACGCAGGCATATGGGACATCAACGGCATCAAGGTGAATGTGGAGCAGCTGGGGCAGACTTATACTGATCAGATCATAGTATTCGCATATCACTACTCAGAGAGCGACTCGAGCCCGGACAGCGGAGACTATCCTTCCGGATACGATAATTATGGATGGACACCGTTCGCGATGGATCTCTCTTCGGGAGTACCTTCATATGGTGGGTGGGATCCTGCAGGAACGAACGCCGACAAGCTGAAGTTCTTCTACCCCAAATCATGTATGTTGAAGTATAACGGCGAGCGTGACTATTATCTTGACGAGGACGATGAAAGCAAAAAAGAAGACGGCGTGACCGCATCTGATTACAATAATACATCCTATGGCGGAAACGTCATGATGGAATGGGGGCAGGACGGCAAACGCCTGTACTGGAAGATCACAGCAGACACGAATAATGACGGCTGGACATTCGTTGTAGCCAATGCCGAGGTCCTGGGATTAAAACCGTGGAATCACTACGACGTGAACGGTGACGAAAATGAGCATTGGTACACTCCGAAATACTTCGGCTCATCGGATGGCACCAGGATGAGGTCAATATCCGGGCAGTCAAATTACGTAAACAACACGGCAGCCTCGGAGATCTCACTCGCTGAAGCAAATAATCAGACCAATGATAAAATATGGACCACAGAGACGTTTTGCGACTATATGTTCATCGGTCTCCTCTGCGCTCTGATATCTAAGTCTCTCAACTCTCAGGCGAAGTTCGGAGCGGGACGGAGCGCATCCGGAAACACATCAGCCATCGGACAGGGAACCATGAACGGCAAGGGCCAGTTCTATGGAAAATCAAACGGCACGGACGGAGTGAAGATCTTCGGCATGGAGAACTTCTTCGGAAACCTGTGGCGGCGTGTACGCGGACTGATCAACATCAACGGATCATACCGGATCAAAATGACCTATGATCAAACAGACGGATCTACGACTGATGGATATAACCTCGATGGTACAGGATATATAAATGCCGGAAGCATCGGAACAACAGCCGCATGGGTATACCCGAAGCATGATATAGTTCGCGACAACTGCATCCTCGCTCAGACTAACGGCGGATCAGAGACCACATACTATTGCGATGCGACATACTTAGCGGCAAGCGGTACGTTTTACGCCTTGCTCGGTGGCGGCTGGGACCACACGGGGATTGTTGGGGTGTTCTGCGTGCATCTGAACAGCGCGGCATCGTATACCAACCCCAGCTTTGGCGCTGCACTGTCTTGCAAACCGCTCGCAGCGTGAGCGCGAAAAGGGGCTACACGGTCGGAAGATAGAAACAGTCAACAGACGGGGGAAACGGAACGTGTCCCCCGTCATCATATAGGGATCTAAAGGACGACTCCGCGCCTTACTCGGTGGCAACTGGAACAACACGGGGAATGATGGGGTGTTCTGCGTGAATCTGAACAACACGGCATCGAATACCAACACCAACAATGGCGCTGCACTACCTCATCCTTATACGGAAGACAACAAAATGTCCTTTATTTTCCTTGCCTCTCGGCAAAAATTAACTCGAAGCGAGCGCCTGTTAGTAGCGCAGAAACAGCGAAAGCGGGCGAGAGGATAAGACATGAAGACATATCGGCACGTGTTCGAGGAGATCATCTCGGACGCAAATATAGAGCTTGCAATCAAGGAATCCTGCAAAAGCCGAAAGAAAAGTACCAAAAAGAAAAACAAACTCGACAGACTGAAAGACAGACCCGACCGGATCAAGATCGTCAGAAACTGGATATTGAACTACCAGCCCATGCGCCGGATACCACATGAGATATATGACGGCATAGCGAGAAAGAAGCGGCAGATCTACGTCCCTTCCGTCAGAGAGACGGTCGTCCAGCACGCCGTCGTTCAGATCCTGAACAAGTACCTCATGCACGGGATATACGAACACACCTATGCAGCCATCAAGGGACGAGGCCAGCACATTGCTAAGAAGCACATAGAGAGATACATCCGGAAGAATCCGAGATCCGTGAAGTACTATCTGAAAATGGATATTAAGCAGTACTTCCCTTCAGTACCGCAGGACAAACTCATCAAGATGCTCTCAAAAGAGATCAAGGACACCAAGACGATCGAACTCGTGCGGATGATACTCTATGCGAGCGAGACAGGAATACCCCTCGGATACTTCATATCACAATGGTTCGCGAATTATTACTTGAGAGACATGGATCACAGAATCAAGGACATGGCAGGAAAAGATATGTATATCCGCTGGATGGATGACATGGTCATATTCTCAGGAAACAAGCGCCATCTCCACAGATATAAAGACGAAACAGAAAAGATCCTAAAGGAACTCGGATTGGAGCTGAAGAACAACTGGCGCATACAGCGCTTTGACCATCCAAAGGGCGGCTGCTTTCTTGACTACATGGGATTCCGGTTCTATAGGAACAGAACCACTATCAGACGGAGCATCCTCTTGAGGATGACACGCAAAGCCAGACGCATCAGCAAGAAAGAAAAGCCAACCATTCACGAGATAAAGCAGTTCATCTCCTATATTGGATGGCTCAAATATAGCAACACCTATGGAGTATACAAGGAACGCATCAAGCCGTTCGTTAATATCCAATACATGAAGAGACGCATATCAAACCATGACCGAAAGACTAATCGAGATAATAGAGCTCTACTCGGCATTGCTGCGTGAAGCGCTGGCCGAGCTCGCCCAGTATAGGGCCATAGATGAAGAGGAGAAAAAGATCAAGGAGGTAGAAGATGAACTATATTCATGTTGAAGGGACACAGGAAGAAAAGCCCCTCGAGTTCGATGCCACCACGAGCCGAACCGTGGTATACATCCGGAAGAACATCGAGAGAGTCGAAAAAGAAAAAGACGGCGCGACCTATAGGGGGTGGGAATACGATGAAGCGCAGCTCCCTATGGAAGACTTCGCGGCCATAGCCAGCGCCCTGATATCGTCAAATAAGACCGGGGTCGCAGGAACCGAAGACGCAGTCTGTGAGCTGTCAGAGAACACAGAGGAATCAATAGCTGCACTCGAGCAGGCGATATGCGACCTGTCGGAAGAAATAGGAAAGTAAAGGAGGAAGAAAAAAATGGCAAACGTGTGGAGGAATAGGATATGGGCTGGAACAAAGACATTCGACGAATGTCCGGACAGATATAAGGATGACGTCGAGAAGCTGATGCGCGAAGACGTAGCCAAAGGCAAGCATACACCGGAGGAGTTCGAGGAGAAAACGGGGATCCCGTACTGGGGTGAGTCATGAGCGAGATAGAGTACCTTCCGAAGTCAGTTCACGAGGAGTTCGCCAAACGTATGGAAGATGAGAACCACAGACAGAACAAAAGGATCGAGGAATGCGAGCAAAGGATCAGAGCTGTGGGAGAGATTGTGCGCTCATTGGATCGTTTGACCGTCTCTGTGGAGCAGATGGCCGTCGAAGTACAAAAGCAGGGCGAGAGACTTGAGAGCATCGAAAAGGAACCCGCTGACAAATGGAAGAAGGCCACCTGGGAGATCATCAAGTATGTGATCGTCCTGGTTCTTGGAGTCGTGGCCGTCAAGATAGGAATATCAGTATGATTCCTATCATCCTATCATCAGGCGGGATCGGTGCAATCCTGTCCTGGTTCACGATCACCGTGGCCAGCGCCAGACATCCGGTCCGGAGACGGAAGCTACCATCACTCACAAAGTACATGATCTTCTCCATAGGCTTCGTGGTCATCTATACGATCACGGAGTTCGTAGTCTCTACGATCACCGGCACCACACACGATGTCCTGACCGGATGCGTATATGGATTCTTCGGTGGCGAGGTCGTGACCTGCGGCCTGATAAAAATATACAAATTAAAGGAGGAAAAAGATGAATCCGGAAACAATACTCAAAGTTCTGGCTATTATAGCAGCCCTCACAACATTGACAGTGCAGGGGATCAAGAAGATCCTCGATGAAAAAGGGATCTCATACAGCCCGAACCTTCTCGCGGTCATCACGTCCGCATTCCTGACGATAGCCGTATGCGTGGGATACGTCCTGTACTGCGGGATCCCCTTCACAGCACAGACCATCATCACGATCCTGGCGATGGTATACCTCTCCTTCCTGACGGCGACAGAGGGATATGACAAAATCAAACAGCTCTGGGAGCAGCTCCACGCATGAAGACCTCAACTGCAGGCATCAACCTGATCAAAAAGTTCGAGGGATGTCGCCTGAACGCATACAAGCCTGTCCCGACCGAAAATACTGGACTATCGGATACGGACATTATGGCCCGGACGTGACGCCTGGGATGGCCATCACCCAGGCACAGGCAGAGATCATGCTCGGGATAGATCTGCAGAAGTATGAGCAGGCCGTGGAAAGATGCACGCCCTTCCCTCTCTCGCAGACCCAGTTCGATGCGCTCGTGTCCTTCACATATAACTGCGGAGCGAGAAACCTGCAGCAGCTCGTCAAGAAGAGAAATGCTCTGCAGGTGGCAGATGCCATGCTACGGTATAACAAGGCCGGAGGCAAAGAGCTGGCAGGACTCACTCGAAGAAGAGTCGAGGAAAGAGCCCTCTTCATGAAAGGAATCATCGGGAACCCATACCCGGAGCCCATAAAGATCCTCAAAAAGGGAAGCAAAGGCGACGGAGTCCGATGGCTGCAGAGCGAGCTCCAGCGCCTGGGATATCCGATAAAAGCAGATGGGATATTCGGCCCTGTGACAGAAAAGCTCCTGCGGCAGTTCCAGATATCAGCATTCACTGATCCTAAAGAGCGCGACGGGATCTGTGGCCCGAAGACCCGGGACAAATTAAAAATGGCATAGTTCATGTCTTTCGTATTCTCCTTATATCGGCGGGGAGTCCTTCGGGGCTCCTCGCTTTTTTTATTTTCAAAAATTATATTATATGTATTGACATATATGATATATAGGTGTATACTTATATCAGAGTTAAAAAACACCACAACACAGGAGGAACAAAAAAATGGCAAACAATGAAGCGCTTGAGAGACTGGCAATAATGATCAGAACAAATGCAAGCGAGGATACTTGCTGGAACTACTGGATCGGAACTTACAACAAAATGATCATAAATGATAGAACATGGGAGATCGGCTGCGCAATACTATCGGAAAAATTCGAGGTATAACAATATAAAAACTACCCGCCCCGGAGGTTACGAGGGCAGAGGAGGGATAAGCCATGAACGCAAGGAAGATGAAGAAGTGTCTAAAAAAGCAGATAGACAAACTTCAATCAGATAATGATTTGATGCGGAGAATTATATCAGATAGTCCTGAAATGCAGAAGTTATATGATGCTTATACTGAACCATTGAATGTCACTCATACAACAGTACCATTCCAAGAGTTTAAGGTAAAGAGAATGATTCCTGTATATATGGCAGATGTTGAAGGCATTATTGAACATACAAAACAAGCAGTAGCAAAAGATTTGTTTGAAGGTATTAAGGAAACCATAACTTATGAGGTCAATGCTGAACCCAGAGCAACATCAATTACGGCAAGTATTTTTGTCGGAAAGCGATGAGTAACGCACGAAGGCCACGAATACGTGATAATGTATTGTTTATAAGGAGGGGCAACATGACAGAAGCACAGAAAAGGGCACAGAAGAAATACGACGAAGCCCATAAAAAAGACTTCCGGATGGTACAGCTGAAGCTGAACCGTGAGACTGACGCCGATATAATCGCCAAGCTGGAGACCTCGGGGAATATTCAAGGATATATTAAAGATCTGATAAGATCTGACATATGAATCCGTCTTGCATTCGTCTTGCATCGGAGTGGTCATGGGTGACCAAAGTGCGGAACTATGGGCTTTATAAGTGGTCAAAAATGACCAATAAAACAGGGGTAAAATCGGCGGGAAGCCTTGAAAATGCTATAAACCCGTTGAAAAATCCGACTTATTCGACTCCCGTCTACTCCATCAAAGAAACGCGTCAACCGCGCACCTTTCAGAAAATCCGTCTTGCATTTTATCTCGCATACTGAGATAATAGAGGCGGATGAATCAATTTAATATCGACCACAAAAGGCAGAGGGTCGGGGCTATATGCTCCGGCTCTCTGCTATCTCCCGGAGCTTCTGCTCCATGACCTGGCTGTAGTATTCGCTCATGGACTCCATATTATTCTGATATACAGACTTCATGACCGAGGAGCTCATCTTCCTGCTCCATCCGCCCATATCGGCCAGATATATGTCCGGCATGATAAGCGCACCGGTCGAGGCAAAGAAGTGCCGGAGATCATGAAAGCGGATATTCACACCCACACTCTTCCGGAGCTCTATGAACCTCTTCGTGACGGAGTCCGGAGTCCATTTGACGATGAAGCCCTCTCCCTCCCCCAGATCGGGAACCCTGACAAACCGATCCGATCCGGAGGTCTTCGGCATCTCTTTATATATCCATTCCCCGCTCGCGCTCTTCACCATATCCGCATGGATATGCGCGACTCCGTCCTTTATATCCTCATACTTGAGAGCGCAGATCTCTCCTCTCCTCATCCCGCGGATGCCGAGCAGGATGCACGTGTGGAGCTGGCCGGTGGAAGCATCGCAGAGCTTTTTGATGTCCTCATCCTCCGGAGAAGTGGCTCGATACTCGACCATCTGCGGAAGCGTGACACTGTAGACAGCATCCGGCTTATAAAAGCGGATGCACGAAACCAGGAATCCATAGATATTCCGGACAGACTTCGGAGCGACCTTTTTTGACAGATCCGAGACAAAGAGCTGCATATCCTCATTGCTGAGAGCTCTGACCCTCTTCTGTCCTATCTCCTCATAGTAGTGGACGAGGCCCCTGTATCCTCTGACCGTGGCCGGCGAAAGCACGCCCTCTTTCGCGGCGATGTATCCGCTGACAGCCTCCGACACCTTCAGATCGTGCCGGACACTCCTCTTCTTCCCTGCCTTGAATTCTGCGGCCATGAGCAGAGCCTCGTCCTTCGAGGGCGCGGTAAAGCTGGCATATTTCCTCTTATTTCCTTCCATGTGCGAAAAAACAAGAACATTCCAAGATCCTGACCGGAGCTTTTTTGCTTTCATGACATCCTCCCTATGAACAACCATCCCAGGGAATATAATAGGCTCTACACTACACAGAAGTCAAAAGGAGGTATGTCATGGGGGACTCATACAAGAGAGCCATTCGCAGGATGCTGGAGAAGATTCAAGACGAGAAATTCCTGCAGCAGATCTACACTCTCATAAAAGAGCATGAAAAAAGGAGGGGCTAATGCCTCTCCTCTAAAAGTGAATCGATGAACCGGTCTATCACTTCCCGGGACACCGGATCGAGCAGCTGATATCGCTCGAGCACGTTCAGGATCAATCTGTTCATCGGTGAGTCGTCTTCGAGCAGATCGGAGACGATGGCAGCGGTCCGATTCTCCGGAAGCTCCGCATACATATCCCCCTCTCCTGTCCGGAGCCAGTCCTCTGATACATGGTACACGCGGCATATATCTGACACAGTGCGATCAGAGGGCACTCGCGAGCCCGTCTCAAGAAGCGCGATAAAATTCCGCGACAGGCCAAGCTCTGAAGCAAACTGCTCCTGCGTCATTCTCAATGCTTTTCTCAATTCCTTTATACGCTCATCCATAATAGCCTCCCTTCCTGTAAAAACATAATAAAAGAAATAAAGTTGCATTGTCAACAAAAAGTAGTTGACAAATGCTTCAGAGTAACTTAATATGTAGACATGTCAACACGACATAAGCGATACAGAGAACCACGAACCACAATATACGGGATGAAAAAGGAGAACAACATGAAAAAAATACACCTCGATGATCTGTACAGACTCTGCAACAGAGAAAAATACTTCACCTGCGGAACGGTCACAGCTTACGAGAGGATGTTCGACCTCGCAGAAAAGGGAGTATCAAAAGGAGTACTGGCAGCGGTCATATGGGCCTGTTCAGATGACACAGCAAATCTCAACGAGATCACGCGCCAGCTGGAGCAGATCGAGGTCGTAGATAACGGCTGACGGTATATATACCGTATTAGATGGAGACTTGACAGTCTCCATCTAAAAGAACCTGGGAGAGATAGAGCCTCCCATCTCTTTGACCGGAGACATGACAATCACAACTTACCCAACTATAAACCCGGGAGGCTCTATTTTTCATAAAAATGAGGAGAGAACAATGAAGATAAAATGCACATTCAAGAATTATGAGGAGTTGATAGCCTTCGCAAAGGACATACTGCAGAAAGAGGCTGACTCAGATAAAGCCAGCCAGGAACAGCCCAACTACATACCACTGTCACCCGAAGAAAGAGAAAAGGAATGGTGGGGCAAATAAAAGGAGAGGAGCACACAAATGGAGGAACAGATCAGGAACGCAGCGGAAAAGCTGAAGCAGCTGGATGCGGAGAACGTGAAGCTGATAGACAGCGGCATATCTCTTCTGATAGCGAGACAGGAAATTGAAAAGAACAAAGAAAAGAAGGAAGCAGTCTGCAGCTGATGGAAGCTGATGTCATCAGAAAAGCCTTCGCCCGGAATGGCATCCGGAGCGACAGAGCCATATCTGAAGACACCGGGATGAATTACGACCGTCTTCACAAGCGGAGGCTGTCGCCGGGACGCATCGGCGCGATGACGATCAGCGAGCTGAGACTGCTGGACAGACACGCAGGATTCTCGGATCAGGAACTGTTGGAGATAGTGAAAGGAGTCACATCATGAAAAGAGGAACCGTAGACAGGATCATAGCATGGACCATCACCATCGGAGCGCTCGGCTTTTGCATGGTAGCCGGAGCTGCAGGATATCATCAGATCTCCGTGGCCCACGCTGCAGATCATAAAGAGGAAGCCACTTCCGAGCCAGCACAGGCGGAGCCGGTGATCGCACAGCCGACCGTGATATATAACATCTCGGCCAATGTAGCATCATTCGTCTACGAGAACGAAGAGGAGTTCCTGCCGGAGCAGACACAGGACATCGAGCTTCTGGCCAAGTGCATCGAAGCCGAAGCCGGGAACCAGTCGATATATGGCAAGCGCCTGGTATGCGACGTGATCCTGAACAGAGTCGATGACAGAGACTTCCCGGACACTGTGGAAGAGGTCATAAAGCAGCCATATCAATTCTCTACCTACTGGGACGGCAAGATCGATGCCGCAGATCCCACAGAGGACACCTACAGAGCCGTCTATATGGAGTTGGAGGAACGGAGCTATCCGGGGATCCTATTCTTTGACTGCGGAGACTATCTCCCATATGGGACACCCTGGCGACAGGTCGGATCACACTACTTCAGCACAAAGTGAAAGGAGATCATGGGATGGATGAACTCATAAAGGTGAACAAAGAGAAGATGGAAGTGTCCGCGAGGGACGTACACGAAGCTCTCGGAATACATCAGCGCTTCAGCGCATGGTTCGAGGCGAACTCTGTCGGATTTATAGAGGGCGAGGACTTCAACCCGTATCAGGACATACGGGTTCAGATGGAAGGGACCAGGGAAGTGGCCCGAGAGGTGCAGGACTACTCTCTCACGCTCGACATGGCAAAGCATCTCTGCCTGATGAGCCACACCGGCAAGGGCAGGAAGTGCCGCCAGTACCTCATAGACCTCGAAAAAGCATGGAACACTCCGGAACAGGTCATGGCACGTGCGCTCCGGATCGCAGAGCAGACCATAGCAAGTCTGAAAACGGAAGCCCAGCAGATGACGGCACAGATCGAGGAACTGAAGCCGAAGGGCGAATACTTCGACGAGCTGGTTGACAGGAATCTGCTCACCAACTTCAGAGACACGGCCAAAGAGCTCGGCATCCGTGAAAAGGACTTCATATCGGAGCTCATGGCCCGGAAATACATATACAGAGATCAGAGCGGACAGCTCAAGCCCTACTCCGGCAAAGGAGACGGGCTCTTCGAGATCAAAGAATTCAACTCACGATATTCGGATCATTCAGGACTTCAGACCCTCATCACACCGAGAGGTCGGGAGACCTTCAGACTCTTATTAAGGGAGGCATAGTCATGGGAGAGCTGCTGAATATGTCCAGGAATATCCCCATACAGGTTAAGGCTGACGCATACGATCAGCTGTGCAAAGCCTACATTGAAGGCGCACGGATGGACTGGAGCCTGTTTGGCCGGAGGAAGATAGGATATAACAGCCTGGCCGAATATGTCGGGTATGGCTTCCAGCAGATGGCCATCCGGCAGGGAGCCATCCAAGAAGAAAAAGCGGAGCAGAGAGTTCTTTCTATATAAAAAGGGATCCCCGCACAGGGGCGTTCAGAACTCGATAAACCGTTTAACTTTAGGAGATAGCATTTTGGCCATAGTACGAAAAATAGTGATAGCTGGAGACACGAAGGAGATCTCACAGTACCACATCAACCACATACCGAGAGGGGCAAGGCGGAAGAAGGAGAAGGAGTCCCCGGAGCGGATAAAGAAGTCGAACCTCCGCCACCAGAGGGACAGGCTCCGCCAGCTGATGAATGCAAACTTTGAGAATATCTCATATACCTCTCACACCCTGACCTATAGACAGGGGGAAGAACCCAAAACAGTGAGAGAGGTGAGGAACGATGCCAGGATCTTCGTCAAAAGACTCCGGAAGTGCGCTGCCCTCTTCAACACAGATCTGAAATTCATTTATGTCATAGGCGCGGGAGAAGGGAAAAGGAAGCACATCCATATCGTGACCAATACCATGCCGGACAGAGCTATAGTCTCCGGCTGCTGGCATCACGGACACGTGAAGTTCTCTCCGCTTTACGGAAACGATGCTGGAGAGCGCCAATATAAGGATCTCGCGGACTATTACATGAAAAACGCGATAGAGACAAAGCAGTACGAGGAAGATCACGGAGAGACACCGGGGAAGATGTATGTGCCTTCGAGGAACATGGTCCAGCCTACGGAGCAAAAGACAGTGGTCTTCGGAAAACTGAAGATCGAGGCAGAGCCCGGATATCACATCGAGAAGGACTCGATATACCAGGGGATCACATCAATGGGATTCCCGTTGCAAAGATACACACTCATAAGGGGGAAGCATGAAGGAGATCAGGATATACATTCACACAGACGCGCAGATCAGAGCATGGACAAGGTGCATCATGGCCTACTCCATCCAGTACATAAAAGACGGACAGATGGCAGCGGAGCGGACAGACCGGGCAGCTGTGGAAGGGCATCAGAAGGCGGCCACGCTGGAAGGGCTCATATCTACGCTGACGCGGATCGCAGACGGAAACGCTCTGCCGGTCACAGTCATATGCCACTGTCCGGGAGTAATAGCAGCAATCAATCAGGAACAGTATTCGGCATGGTCAAGAAATGGCTGGAAAAACTCGCAAGGAAATGAAGTCGAGTGTGCCGCCCTGTGGGAGCGTGTAGTGGAGCTGATAGGCAAAAAGGCCCCGGAGCTCACTGCAAGACCTCCGGAAGACTCCGAGACAGAGATCATGCACAAGCTGGGCGCGGAGACATTCGACCCGAAGACCCCTCTACGCTGATAAATAGAGCGCGGAGCGGGATTTTAAAACGAAAAATCAACGATTGGCAGCGGTCACAGACCGAGAAAAACCAATAAACAACAGCGTAGAGATGATTTTTTGAAAGGAGAACACATGGGAAAGTTAGGAAAGAGTGACAAGACAGTCCGAATCCCTATCAGCCAGCTGAAGCCGAATCCGGACAACCCGAGGAAGGATCTCGGAGACCTCACGGAGCTGACAGAGAGCATCAAGAAGAACGGCGTGATGCAGAACCTCACCGTGATGCCGGACACAGATGGAAAGTATCTCGTGCTGATAGGTCATAGACGTATGGCAGCGGCACAGGCAGCGGGGCTCGATGAGCTCGAATGCCGGATAGTGGATGAGATGAGCAGGAACGAGCAGATCAGCATCATGCTGACCGAGAACATCCAGCGGAACGACCTCACCGTGCTGGAGCAGGCCGAGAGCTTCCAGCTGATGCTCGACCTCGGCGATAATGTGGAGACCATAGCCGAAAAGTCCGGCTTCAGCCAGTCCACCGTCCGCCACAGGCTGGAAATAGCAAAGCTGAACAAGACCCAGCTCAAGAAGATGATCGATGATGAGGACGGATGGCAGATCAGTATCAAGGACCTCGAAAAGCTCGAAGGCATCAAAAGCCTCTCGGAGCGAAACCGCATCCTGAAGGAGTCCACAGACTCCGCGAACCTCGCCTGGAAGGTCCAGTGCGTGAAGAACGAGGAGATCAAAGAAAAGAACCTCAAAGCGCTGAAGAAGCTCCTCAACGATGCAGGCATCCGGGAGATGACCGAGAAGGAAAGCCGGGACGCATATGGCTATAACAGCCAGTGGGAGGAGGTCAAAGAGTACGACCTCGAAAAGGATGCCCCGGAGACACTCCGGATCGGGAAGCTGAAGGATGGAAAGATAGACGGCAAGGAGGCCGCATGGAGAAGCCCGTATGGACGGACGCTTCAGGTATATAAAAAGGTCGGCAAGAAGGAGCGCACACTCTCAAAATGGGAGATCAAGCAGAAGGAGCGCGAGGGACGGAATAAGAAGCTGGACAAGGTCATGAAGGCAGTTCAGAAGCAGCGCGAGGAGTTCATAGACGGGATCATAAATCATGCGATTGATATGCCGGACGATAAAGACCTCCGGGAGATATTCGATCTGGCCATGGAGATAGATGTCACAATCTCGAACTATCACTTCATGGGGCAGATACTCCAGCTGGAGACCTGGAAAATGGAGGACGAGGAAAAGGAGCTCCACCGGAACAACATCAAAAAGCTGACCATGGCAGCGGTCCTACTGGCATTCATAGTCGAGAGAATGAGCACCAAAAGCATCGCGGGCTATGACATGACATACAAGGCCGCCAATGCGGAGGACTTCCGGAAGGTCGACGAACTGCTTGGCCGGTACGGATTCAGCCCGGAGGTCGAGGGATACACAGAGATACTAAACGGTGCAAGTGATTTATACACGAAAGGAGAATGATAATGGCTAAAGACATCAGCAAAATGAAACCCGAAGGGATAAAGCCCGGGAGGCTCGTAGAAACTACAGGAACCTGTAAATACTGTCACAATCTCGTGACGATCAAAGCAGATCCCGAAGCCACAGAGGAAGAGAAGGATGAGATTGCATCAGCTGACTGCAGCTGCCAGGACGGAAAAGATGCGAGGGACATAGAGACCTCTGTGCGTGTCCTGACGAATAAGATCAACGAAAGATACGACGGGATGCCCGAAGATGCACGAAGAGCACTCATCTCCTGCCTCAAGCCGGTGGCATATGGCAAGCTGGACAAGATCACCGTCAAGGTGGACGAGGCCACGACTATCAAGATCTACAGATCCACGAAGGGCCTGAACCTGAAGCGGACCACCAAAGAGGACGACATCATGGACGAATGGAGCCCCTCATGAAAAGTATAGTCACAGATTACACAGAGTTGAGTGCATTCAGCACACGCCCGAAGGAATGCGACCATCATCTCATATATGGCAACGGGCTCCGCGAGCTGGCGGATCAAGACGGACTCATCCTTCCGCTCTGCAATGACGAGCATAACATCTGCTCCGATGGAGACCGGACAAAGATCATCCACGGGAACACAGCCGCAGGAAAGCTCTCAAAGATGCTCGGACAGGTCGTGTGGGAGCAGGACTACATCGCGAGACGGCTGGCGATAGCCACGAAGTCCACGGCTGAAAGCTGGAGGAGCGAAGCCCGCGGAGAGTTCCTGAAGCGCTACGGCATCAGCTATCTATGAACTGTCATACGTGACAGGGGGCGGATATATCACGGCAAGCCTCCGGAGGCAGGCGCCCCAGCCATATCCGGAGGCTATAAGGAGAACAGGATGGAAAAAATCATTAAACCTCGACAGACTGGGAAGACAACGGATCTGATCGAGATATCCGAGAAGACAGGCAGCTATATCCTGACAGCTGACAGAAACCGCGCTGAATGCGTCTTTAGACTGGCACGAGAACAAAAAAGAAACATCCCTTACCCGGTCACATTATGGGAGTATCAGCAGAGTGGATTCAAGGGATCCTTCATCAATCACATACTGATCGATGATGCCGATGCGGTTCTTCAGGAACTGTTCAAAGCGGTTCAGGTCGAAGCCCTGACTATGACAGGCCCAGAGCAGCACAAGGTCGAAGACATCAAGACACAGATGTGCGATCACTACTGCAAGTATCGGGATGAATGGGACGAAGACGACGGACCGATTGAAGACGCAATATGCAAAAGCTGCCCGTTAACGAGATTGTGAGGTGGAGGAATGACAATCGACGAGCATATCCATAAAGCAGAAGAAGATGCAAAGATGGCAGAAATTGAGGCCAGGTGGGGCATAGGTAGTTACTTCATTGATAGAACCGAGGCTCTTGAATATGCAAAGGAATGCAGACAGCTTGCAGAATGGCTGAAAGAGTTAAAGCGGTTAAGGGAGCAGACAAGCTGGATCCCGGTCACGAAGAGGCTACCGGATGACTATGGTCGATATCTGATATCTACAGACGACGGCATGGTGGAGATAGTTAACTACGGAGACACAAATGACCTCCCGAACGAGATAGCCTTCCACCTGTGGGATGATGAAGAGTGGCAATGCTGGAAACCGAATGTCACCGCATGGATGCCACGGCCAAAGCCATACAAGGCAGAAAGTGAGGAATAAGGAACAGAGATGATAAGCATTGAACTGGGTGAATTATACGGCATGGACACGCCTGAAGAACTCATAAAGGCAATAGACAGCCTGAAGAATCACGGCATGACGGACGCTGAAATACAGAAAGTACTTGATAGAAGCAAAGAGGGAAAGGATAAGGACAGAAATGAAAATAATTGTACTGCACGATAAATACACAAACGAGCCCGTCATTATCAAAGTAGATACCATTTCCGCCGTTCGCAAAATAAGGAATATGAGCACCGATCCACCAGAGGAATACGCCAGTGTGATGGCGGATCACTTTGAAATGATTACCAAAGAAACCATCGGAGATGTCATGAAAAAGATCAAAAAAGCAGAGGGCGAGGAACGATGAGCAACGATACAGACAGGAGATGCCGGAAGGCAGCGGTCCTCAAATACTACGAGGACGGAGTGCCGATCAAGAACATCGCCGAGGAGTTCAATATCGAGATCGACACAGTCCGGACGTACATCCGGGAGAACAAGCAGGACGAGGGACTCTTCGGCGCAGCCGGATACGCCACAGGGGAACCGAAGTGGAGTATAGAGCGCTGGGGGACAAAAATGCTCAGCCGCGAAGTCAACACACCATCCGGAAAGATGGCAGTAGTCGAAGCATATCCACACATCCTGAGACTGTACGCCAGAAGCATCGGCTATCAGACATATACGACAGCAGAGATCTACTACATGAACAGGGGGAAGTGATGGAAAAAGCAAGTAAAGCAGACTTCAAAGAAGCTATGAGAAGAGCCAAGATCAAAGAGGAGGTAGAGAAAGAAATGGAGAGCATCATAGGAGATTCAGCAGCAGCATACTTCGCCACAGACTCACAGGTGGACATAGACGAGCCGAGGAAGCCCGGCAGACCGAAGAAGACAAAAGTGCAGCTGGTGGCACCGAAGAAAAGAGGACGCAAGCCCAAGACAGAGCCCAAGACGAAGGATGCTCCGAAGGAGCCAGTGGCAGCGGGCCAAGAGGAAGCCACAAAGCAGGAATTCTCTGAAAAAGATGCAATAAAAATGCTGGAAAGTAAGATGGACGGTCATACTGACACATCCTATGAGTGGGCAGAAACTGTGAGAATGTCAATCAAAGCGTTAGAGCAAGAATCTTGCGAGGATGCGATAAATCGAAAAAATGCGCTCAAGGGACTCGTGGAGATAGCTGACAGATGGATAAACGGTCGGAAGGTCGATGCTGACAGATACAAAAAGATCAGTGAGGACATAGATGCACAGGTGAAGCAGTATCAGGGATATATCGACAGAGTAAAGGAGATGATTCAATGATTATAGCGACAGACTTTGATGGAGTGCTCTGTGAGAAGAGATGGCCGAGCATCGGCGCTCCAAACAAGAAGCTCATCAAGAAGCTGGCAGATCTGAAGCAGGAAGGACACGTGATCATTCTATGGACCTGCCGGACAGACGATCCCTTCGTTGATGATACGGGCAAGACCAGGAACCTTCTCGATGAAGCCGTGAGGTTCTGCGATGCCTACGGCCTGACTTTCTCGTACATCAATGAACCCGATCCGGACTCTGTAGCAATGTATGGAGGGAACCCTCGCAAGATCTATGCGAACATATACATCGACGACCAGAACGCCGGTGCCGAGTTCATGAAGCGCTACGGGATACCGTTCACCAATGGTCTGACCTATCAGGAGAAGATCTTATGAAAGACGCAAAAGCCTTCCTGCGTGAGATCAGATACGAGCAGAGTGAGCTCATCAGACTGCATCTCCAGCTGGAATATCTTCGCAAGTCATTGATACCTGGCGGGATCAGATACGACAAGATACAGGTGCAGACCTCTCCGACTGACATGACGAGCGAAGTCCTGGCACAGATCGGAGACCTGGAGCTGGCGATCAAGGAGGACACCGTGACGCTGCTGAAGAATCAGATCAAGGCCCGGAGGATGATATCCAGCCTGACATCATCAGAGCAGAGGCGGGTCATGCGCGAGTACTATCTCTCTACTCCGGACGAGGACACAGGGCTTCCCACGTGGGACGATGTAGCACGGATCGTCCACTATTCGAGACAGCACGTGCTCCGGCTCCACGGAGAAGCGCTCCGGGAACTAAATACAAATACATGAGACTAAATGAGACTGTGATACATGATATAGTGGTATAGGAGCAAAGCGCGAGCTGAGTTCCCCAAAATGTTCTCCGAGAGAACATCATCCCATGACAAGAGGATCCTGCTCTGCAGGGTCCTCGTGCTATGTAAGGAGATATCATGTGGCATAAGGGCAGACCGTCGAAGAAGGGCTGGTATAGATGCCGGCTGGACGGTGAAGAGATGCGGCTATACTACTTCATCTGCGAGCTCAATCCTCGCAAGCAATATTGGAACGATGAGACAGGAAGCCGGATCGACGATGAAGACATAGAGTGGTATGAAGAAGGAGCTTGACGCCTTCTATCATGATCCGAAGTGGAAGCGACTCCGGAGCAGCGTGCTCCGTGAAGCTGGATACATGTGCCAGAGATGCCTGCTCGAGGGTAAAAGGAGCCAGGCGGAGCACGTACACCACATATTCCCACGTGAGAAGTATATCGAGTATGAATATGAGCGCTGGAACCTGATAGCGCTCTGCTTTCGCTGTCACAATAAAATGCACAACAGATTCAACGGCAACCTGTCGCGGACAGGCGAGCAGCTGATGAGAGCCACAGGGATGATGCAAGGGATCACGGTGAACAAGAAGAAACAGACGATCCTCGTCGTAGGACTCCGAGGAACCGGAAAGAGCACGTTTGTGAAGAGACATCTCGATGACGAGTCTCTGGCCTACGATATGGATGCCATAGCGAGCGCCTTCAGACTGAAGATGCCGCACGAGGAATACTACAAGCCTGCGCGGAGGATGGCTAACGACTTCCTCACGGGCTTTATGGCAAAAGCACACGACTACGTGAAGACGGTCTACATCATCAGGACGGCTCCTACTGTGAAGGAGTGCCAGCAGATCAACCCTGATAAAGTCGTCTTCTGTGAGCACGAATACAACTATAGAGAGATGGACGACCGCGCTGGAGCACAGCAAAAACTTGCCGAGTTGAAAAATTTTTTAAGTTCATCGGGAACCAGCTTCGAGGTCGAGACATAGCCCCCCGGGCCTCCCCCACTCGAACTTTTGTGCGTCCG